CAAATAAAACTCATCCATTGGCCCGCCCTCGCTTTCGTTTCACTGCTGGAGCTTTCGCAGGGTCATACCGGGCTGGCCGCCCTCGCTTTCGCTCGCTGAGTATTGCCCATGTGTCGTCCGGGTCCATTCCTAGCACCCGAATAGCCCGATCGACTGCCGCGAAACCATAGAACGCCGAAAGCTCAATGCCCTCGGCTAATGCCGCATTTCGGATGAACTCGGCCCAATCGGCAGGCTGGGTTGTGTTGACGCTGACTGTTGGGTTATTCATCGATCCGCACTCCAAAGGGGGTTCCGTCGGCAAAGGTAAGCTTCGCAAAAGCCTCTCCCATCGAGTACCAGACGGTCTTGGTGCCGCTCGCAACGTATACGCCCAGATCGCTAGTGCTAACCACGCTATCGAAGCCCGTCCCGTCCCTCAAGCGAACCGGCTTTCCCCAGTGAGGCAGGTATTCTTCCGCATTCGCAAAATGTCGATAGCGTGCGGGCTTTTCGATCTTGCGGATGATGCAAACGCGGTAGAGCGTCCTGGTTTTCAGCAAGCACGGAAACCCAAGGCCGTCGATGCAATGCTCCCCGACTTCGCCGATCCTGTTCACGTGATCGACTTCCCACCCCTCCGGTACGCCCGGTATTTTGTCGCTACTCATTTTCCTTGGTCTCCTGTGTTGTCGGTACGTAGTGCCAGTTGTCGCCGCTGATTTGCATCTGTCCAATCCTTGGGCTCTCTAGCCCGTCAGAGACGTCGAGACTGCCAATTAAAGTTAAGTCGTGCGAGTGATCGCATTGGAACTTCTCGATCGCGTCCAAAAGCTCCGCGACTGCCCTAAGTTCGTTCGCTGAATGCAGCGCCATTATTCGCCCTCCGTTAGTGTTTTGCGTAAGTGTTGGATTGCCGGGTCTTGTGCCTCAAGCCGCTGCCGCAGTAGCTTGCAGTAGATCGCCAGTGCGTTGGCATGGCTTTCGATCATAATCAAGCCTTCAAGGTCGACGTTTCCGACGATCGAAAAAGCCCGGTCCCAGTGCTCATCAATCAAATTCCCGGATCGCCGGATATCGTCGACCAATTCCATGTTAGTTTTCTTCACGAATAATCCCTCTCAGTTAGGTGTAGTGCTGCCATCGTCCCGCGAGCCCAGTTGGCTAGCGTCGATGGGTTGTTTCGTGCCTCTGCCGTCTTGGCTTTCGCCTGTCGGCAGGATCGGCATTGAGTGTCGAGCCCGTCGCGAGTCCGGTTGGATTTACGGAACTCGCAGAGGGGCTTGGTGGTTCGGCATTTGGTGCAAGGTTTCATGGGGCTAGCTAGCCCAAGGCCTGCGCCCTGCCTCGTACTGTGCGAGGTCGCACTTAGGCACCCAAACGCCGTCAGACGCTTGAGTGTAAAGCAGAATCGGCCCGATCATCGCCATGATTGCCGCATCGACCTGGACTCGTTCACGTGTTGCTGTCATTGCTGTTGCGTTCATCGTTCATCGTCTCCAAAAAAGTGTGAGTAAAAAGACCCCGAAGGGTTTCGCCGTTGGTGGCTAGCAGGGGCTCCCGATTCGAACAGATTGAACTGGTTTGGAGAGGCTTTCGCCCATCAGGTATCCAGCCTGATCCAGTCCGCAACTCCAAGTTGCCAAGCCCCCGAGTGAGTTAGCGTTGAAAAATCTCGAAAACTACGCCCTCAGCCATTCTCGGCGTAACTCGCGACTTCCAAACTGCGATTGCTTTTTCAATTTCTTCGCGCGTTTGGAATTCTTTTCCGGTTTCCGTGTCGTAATCAAAAAACAGGCTTGTGTTGTTTGGGTTTCTTCTGATTGCGTAAAACATCGTTCATCGTCTCCGGTTAGTGGTTTCGCGTCAGCGTTGTTGCTGACGTGTGTATATTATCGGGCGGTAAATTAAAGGTCAACAGGTTTTCGGGAAAAGATGTGGAAGTTTTTCCGAGATTAAAAAACCGCTCTGGCCGATGGGCAGGTCCAGGAGCGGCAAGTTCTATCCTGCCGTTACTACCGCGACTAGCCTTGAGCTAGCCGAGTATCTAGCTGATCCTGGTCCCAAGTCGGCTTGCTTTGGCTCGCAGTTCGACAATCGCGCCGGCCTTGACTTCCTTGCGGGATTCGTCTGCCGTTCCGATATAGCTTGCTTCGATGGTCTGGCCGTTAATCGTCACGCTTGCGGTTGCGCCGTACTTGTACGGGTCGCGGCTTACAATCTTGCTGGTCACTTCGATTTTGCTTGCGGTTGTTGCGTTCATCGTTACTGCCCTGGTTAAGTTTCCGTCGGTCGCCTCATTTGCTTCCGACGTGTGTATATTATCGCCACCCCAAAGAAAGATCAACACCTTTATTGAAAAGATATCGAAGTTTTCCCGAAAACATGCGTTTCGCCAACGAAAACGCAGGGAAAAAAGATTGTGGTTTTTTGGCCTGGGTGGCTAGGATCGCCCAAAACCACGAGCCAAAAGCACCCTAGCTAGGTCGCTTGCGATCTCCGTCACCGCTTCCTCGGACAAATCGGGCAATGCTGCGTGCAAGCATTCGTGAAGCGTTGTATCGAGGTCTTGCCCCTCATCGAGCCCCGAGCGAATGCCGATCGTCCTAGGCTGGCCTCGATCGCCTTCTAGGTCGCAATAGCCAAACTCATCGGGCCTTGTGTCGTCGCGGATTGTCCAAGTTTGCTTGCGGATTATGATTTTCACTACGCGCCCCTTGCTCTGACAAACTCCAGCAGCTTTTCGATTTCATTTGCAGACCCGTATTGAGCTAAGATTTCAATAGCAAACTGAACCTTGTCGGGAATCCGTTGCCCCTTTGGTTGCCTAGTTGACCATAGCTCTAGATTTTCGATGCGGTTGTCCCCGCGATCCCCGTTCAAATGGTGGACGTTTTCATTTGGGGTCAATGGCCTGTTCAAGTGGTTTTCCATCACCACTAAATGCTCGTAGACGTAGCCTCTGCAATTAGCCCTTGCGTGACTTGGTTGAAGCAATCGAATGTAACCATTGTCGATCGACTTGCCGCCCTTCCAGTTGTACCGCCTTTCTCCCCGTCGATTGCTAGCTTGCTCTGCAGCGAAACAACCGCAGCTAGCCGTCCATCCGGTAATGAGCTTGTGCGCTGTTGTCTTGGTGGCCCCTCCGCAATCGCACTTGCAGAGCCACCGCCAAGAATCCCCAACTCGAACCTTTTCAATCGCCGTAAGCCTACCAAACCTATGCCCTAAAACGGAACTGTCCGGGGTTGGTTTTGACTTGCTACGCACTTCTGATTTCGCCATTTTTTGCAATTCTCATGTTTGTCACATTGAATGTTTTGTCTTGGCTTACTTCGACAAAAGCAAACCCGTGATTCCACCGGTTTATTTTAGCATACGCTGGAGTTAAATCACAGAGGCAACCAGTAGACCAAATAAAGGTTTCCGTATGAAACATATCCGTGTCCGCATGGGAGCTTGTTTGGTGCGAGTGGCCAACCAAGACGGTATGGTGGGTCCGAAGAAACGCCCCTCTAGCTGGATTGACCGGACTGAAAATCGACTTGCCTAATTCGTGCCCGTGAAGAACCGGCAATTTGCCGAGCATAATCGGATTGTCTCCGACCATTTCGATTTTGAGCCGCTTGAGTTGCAATAGCTCATCGAGCCGTACCGCTGCAAGGTCGTAAATCTCAGGAGCTCGATTCCAGATAAAATGGTCCCATCGCTCCTCGTGATTGCCCTGCTTGTAGATGATTTTTTGCTTTGGGAATTCCGATCGCAACCACTCAAGCCCCTCAATTACCAGCTTCAACTCAACCGATAGCTTTCTATGGTTTGGGTCTCGCTGGTGCCTGGAGACTTGGTAAAAATCCGCGAAGTCCCCATTGATTAGTAGCGTGTCGATTTTAGATTGCTTTAGGGACTTAACCGCCGCCTCAAAAGCCACTTCGCTGTGATACGGAATGTGGACGTCTGAGATTATCCCGCATCGCTTGCAATCTAGTTCAATCGGAACCCACGGTTCTGCTAGCGACGGTGGCATCTTCGGGACTTGCCCCGCTTTACCTTTGGGCCTTGGCTGGGTCGCTTGATTGCGATTCTTTTTTCCGAGAGCCCCGCGAATATTGCGAATCATGCTCCTTGCGGTATCGACCGTCGCAAACGTCTCGGGCCTTTCCTGCTTGGCTCGCCTAGCTAGCCCAATGTTTGGCGCATCAGGAAACTTTTTGCAAAGTTCCTCAAGGTACAATCGTCCCGCTGTTTTCGGTGGTGACCCCATCTGATTTCCTCCAGATTTTATAGGCTTCGTCGATCGTGATTTCAGGCCTCCCTAGCTTCGCGTTGACTGCATTGTGAAGTGCAACGCCCCAGGCAAAGAACGCTTCGGGGGAGGTGAAGTCGGGGGGCATCTCGGCTAGGATTCGCTGGTAGCCGTCTTTGCAGTCGCACCGCTGAGGGATTAGGTATTGCCAGATATCGAGCCATTGAGGGTCAAACCCGCGATAGGAATGGAGCTTGGCCCAAGCGAATTGGCCTTGTTTGATCGTTCGCTCAATCCGCTTTGCGTTGACTTGCTCTTGGCTCATCGTCGGCGGTGGATCGCCCTGCATCGTGATCGTAAACGTCCTGGGTTGTGGCGCAGCCCCGGGGGTGAACGGTGTTCCATCCATGTTTATATTTAGGCTAGATTGATTGTCCACGATGGAGCACCTGTGCAAATTGATTGTGAGGTTATGCCGCTGCAAGTCTGCGTAAGGCTGTGGCTGGTGATAACGGACGGGCCTTCGGAGTAATACTTGGGCTTACACTCTGGGGGGCAGCAAGGGCAGTCGTCAAACTCTCGGCAGCAATCGCCACTGCAATTGCCCTCGAAGCAATCGGATATATCGAAAAACGGCCTAATGTTTTCAAGCTGGTTTGGGCTTTGATAGCCACTGCATCCACACCCGCTATATCTAAGCTGGCCGCTTTCGTCGTTAGTAATTTCATTGCACCCTGAACCAAGTCCATCGACCTCCCTAGATGGCGTCGGGCAAACGTAGTCAAATCCGTTAGGTTCCAACAATTCAGGGCATTCAAAAACCGGAGTCGGGTCGCCAGGGTTCCCGCAAATCTCGCCCGTTAGTGCTGCGCAAGCTGGAACGCTGCAAGGGTTGTCGAAACACCCCGTTCGGATGTTTGCAAAATCGAGGCTGCATTGCAAATCAGGAAAGCTGGTTGAAAACGGCAACTCGACAACCGACTCAAAGCAGTGGCAAGGAGGCGTAAGCTCGCAAGGCCCTTGATAAACAGACGATGAGTAATCTCTGATTTCTTGAGTTGGCCCAAATACGCAAACCGAACTCGCGTAGTTGTACGGCTCATAGTCGCAGCTCGACGCCTCGCACCCTGGAATATTTTCGTTTTCAAAATCAACATCCCCAGCGGGCATTTCTGCAAAATATTGGACTCTGTCGAAATAAAACGTAGCTGTTTGCTTGCAATTAACAGTCGAAACATTGTCTGGATCGTTTGGGATATCATCGCATGTTGGCGCAGGATCCGGATTGACATCGACAATATACCGATCGTCTACCTCAAAGCATGTCGTGTTAATCATTTCGACCAACTGATCTATCTTTGTGCTTCTGTGCTGAAAAATCATCGAAACCGCCTCGTAGACAAATCGAGACCGGATAACAATCTTGCATCCGCCCGTTTGCCCTTCGACGCCCTGGCAATTCACTTCCTCTTGGCTTATGCGGACGATGATGTGTTTTGGCCTGCGCCAAAGTGCGAAAAACGCACTAGCCTTTCTTTCAAAGTCGGTCGTGGTTGTAGCGATGTGCTCCACACTCTCCGGGCAGCAGAAGTCCTCCGGCAGCGTATCGCAACCGCCTGGGCTGATTTCGTACCCTCTATAGTTCGGCGTCAATACCGCGTAGTGCTGTGTTACGCAATTTGAAGTCGAGGTTGAGTCGTAAAGCAAACCGCTGCAACTTTTCGACCAACTCGGCGTAGTGTTCGGCGTAAAAGTCTGTTCATAGCAACAAGTGCCGCTCCAACCGCCGCCGGTGTAGCCGCTGATCGTGACGGTCGGCAAATCCTCGACCGCCAAGCATTCGCAATCGCAACAGCATCGACCCATTCCGCCCATTTAGCACAACTCCACTGCAAGCCACTTGGCATCAACTGGAAACAGCAAGACGCTAGCCGCCGAAGCAATCGCCACGCCCGTTGGGTTCCATGCCGTATAGGTTATCGTCCCCGCTGTCCAATTGCCGCTCGCGGGTTGCTTGGCTGTCACGGTCCCGCTGCTATTCGCACCGATGCCGGATCCCGCCACCGCCAGCAATGGCGTTTCGCAAGCAATCACCTTAATAAGGTCGTCCTCTTGCTCGTCGTCACCGATGAAGGTAAAGAGGCATCCTTTTGAGAGGCTGAACGATGATTCAACCGGCCCCATTCGCGTTCCGGTCGTGTAGGTTGCCGAATCTTTTTTCGCTCGGAAGATCGGCCCCCATTGAGCCGTACCGAGCCCGTTTGCCGCTACCTCCGCTGGCCCATTGAGCAAAAATGGACCCATTACCGAAGCGGTGTAATCGATTGGCCGATCGACTTTGATAATCGACTGCCCGTCGATGGTTTCCATGCCGACCTTTTGGATGCAACCATAAGCCGGTATCGTTTCGGTCGATGCGTTGTAAAAGTAGATCGGGTCAGGGGTCGATTGCCGGATCTCGATCGGCTTTGCCGCCCTTTCGCGCTCCCAAGCGAACGAATTATCGCGAATCCGTTTTGCAAGGGATGGACTGTAGTACCCGATATCCTTTTGAGCCACGTCTAGCCCCTAGTGTCTGCGAGTAGGGATACTTTGTAGACCGCTGGCGTCACGGCCGTAGCCGTTGCTGTGTCGTTGCATGAAATCGACAAGCGACACTCTAGCAACTGCCCCGGGTCCACGCTGGCCGCGTTAATCGTAAAGTCGAAATTGGCCGCTGTGAGGCTGTTCATCGATTGAGCCGCCGTAGTCACCAAATCCGCTGTTGGCGTTCCGCTTGACCCTACCACGGCCTCTAAATCGACCGTGCAAGCCGTCGAGGCTAGGGTAGTCTCCATCGCTGCCCGGATGCGGACTTGAATTGTTTCGCCGTCGTCGTAATTCGGGGGAATTGGAATCGAAAAATAGGCTCTTCGGGTTGTGGCCCCTAGGTTTTTGCAATCCCCTGCCGTGATCCTGACCGGATTGGTCAACCAGGTGCCTGTAACTAGCCCTAGATCGTCGCTTGCTGCCGATGCGGGCAGATTGCTTGCGACTGCATCCCATGTCTTAAACGCCTCAACAGGGACCACGTATTCAGCCAGGACTTTTTGCCCTAGCTTCGACGGCTCGATATTCGCGTTGCCTGCGATGTCGTTATTCGTCAGTGATCGATCGGGAATCTGTAGAATGACGTTTTGAATAGTGCTCATTTTTTGGCCTTATGGTAATAGTCCTAGTGCGTTGTAACTGAGTGGCTCGTAAAGCTTTTTTTCCTGCCAAAACGCGGTTTGCTGCGCCGGAGGATCGACGTCTGGTAGCTGGAATCCTTGTTCGTCAAGTAGCACCGGCTTGGCTGTTGGTTCGCCTGCCCTGGTGGCCCGGACTACTTCCGTTTTCGGATCGCCGTTCGGCAATGGTGGAGCACCCGGGATGATTACCCGCTTATAGTACCCTTCATGCCGCGATCGCGAATACCACGCCTTTTCCGGTGTGGTTCGGTAAGGGTAGCGGAATTGGATTACGGCCGTAACTTGATAGTAGCCGCCGAAGGGGGTTTCGGGAGACGCAACCGCTTTGGCTCGCAACTTTTGCATCTTAGCCGTGCCCGCTGGCCATTGCATGAAATTATCCGAGTTGACCGAATGACGATAACGCCCTTGAACGTAGCTTGAGAACGTCAGCATGTTTTTTTGGATCGTAACGGTCTGATCGGCAAACTTACGCCGGATTCCGTTGACGGGTTCGCCGTTGGCTGTCACCAAAGGATTGCCGTCGAAATCCTCATCGATTTCTAGCTCCTCTTCAACGTCGTCAAAATCGATAATCGCGGGGGCTAGCAATGGGCTTTGTACGCCGTTGTTTTGATTGCCCTGTGGACCGCCCGAGCCGAACGATACTTCGCCCTCATAGGGTACCGTAACGATCCAGTAAACCGGACTTTGTCTCTTCGGGCTTGCCTGAACTGCGAATACAAAATCAAAGCCATTGCCGAATGAAGATCCAGCCGCCGGGATTCCAGGGGCCTGCAAAACGTCATTCAAGGAAGCGTCGGGGGTTGTAAATACTTGATATACCTTTTGCAATCGCGCATCAGCCCGCCGGAAGTTATCGGTAATGGAGATATCGCCGCCGAGCCCGCTCCACATAAGATCAACGCTGTAGATTTTATCGTTGAGCATCTAGCGGATCTCCTGGAGCTGGAACTGTTCTTTCGGGGATTCCGTCGGGCTCTTTAGCGTCCCGTCAATGCTCGAAAGCAACTTGCTAGCCTCTGCCGTGTTCTTAACTAGCTTATCGATTGGGCTATCCGTTTGGCCTCGCACAAGCACCCGCGACTCAAAGGCGGTAAGCGATCGGATCTGATCTTGCAACGCACTAGCCGCCCCGGCTCTTGGCTTTAGATCGATGCCTATTTCTAGCTTCATTGCGTCCTGCAATGCCGCTAGCCGCTCCCGGATCTTCGAGTCAAAATCTTCGGTAAGCCCGCCGACCGATTCATCAAGAATGGCTTGCAAGCTTTTTTCGGTTTCGGTTACTGCACGCTCGCCAAAGGCTGGCATTTCCTTCAAGACATCCTCGAAGGTAAACCGCCCCGATAGAAGCTTTGCGTATGCGTCAACGAACCAATTGGCCCTAGCTAGCAAGCCGTCGAATACAAACACTACGTCGTTGTAGATCTTGTTAGCCGAAAGCAGTACAGACGCCGAAATCACTTCAAGCACATCCTCGAACCTGAACACCGCGATCTCTGCCGCTGTAAACCCAGTAACGAAAGCTTCGGCAATCGTTTTGCTTACGCCTTGCATCGTGTTTGCTAGGTCTCTGCCATGCTGAGCAAAATCATCCATCGCCGGAATCATCGAGCTTTGAATAAACTCAAAGGCAACCGCAAAGCCTCGATAGACAACATCTCGAACCGGGGCAAGCAAAGCCCCGAAAGCCTCGTAAAGATTGTGCGCCGCCACCTTTAGCGCGTCACTTGCTTCGGTCGCGTGCTTTGCCGACTCAGCCTTATTCAATAGCCCCTTGGTGGCCAATTCACTGACTGCCGCAAGCCGTTCTTCCGCTGTGGCTAGTTCGTTGATATTCGGAATCAATCCCTCGAACGCCCCAAAGTTGCCCTTTACCGCATCCTCGACCATCCGCATCGCTGAGGATAAATCTCGATCAAACACTCGCGACAACCCAAGAGCCGCTTCGGCCATGTCCTCGATATCGCCCACCCCAGCACCGCGCCGCAATGCCTGAGCCATCTGATCTTGGATGCGACCCGAATCCACGTTGGTCATTCGCTCAAGGCTATTGGCAACTTTGACCATTTCATCCGATGCTGCCTTGCCTGCCCCTGGGATTAGAGCGACCGTCTCGGCAAGCTTGATCGATGAACGGTTCAAATCGTCAAACGCCGCAACCGATGCCGATGCAAACCCAACAACCGCCCTGCCTGCTTCGACGATTGCAATCACCGCTGCCGTCACGCCTGCTAATTGAGCTAGGCCACGAATCGAAAATTCGACTTGTTGAGCCGTTTGCGTCACCTCGCTGGAGAACTGACGCAACACCGCCGAAGCTTCGTTTTTTGCTCCAAGTGTGACTTCCACGTCAGCCATTTTTACGCCTTTGTTCTTCGATTCGATTCACGTCTGCTTCAAGTGCATTTTGCACCGAAACAAACCAAGCATCCTGATCGTAAATCCCGCCCGCCTCTGGCAAGACCCCTTTCGAGACCCAAGCCGCAAGGTTAGCTGCTGTACTGACTCGATGCCCTACGTAATCCTTTGGGCAATCGACGATTTCAAAATACCCTCGACCCTCGCAAGCATCGCACCCAGACTCGTCGCAACCTGGGCAAGCTAACATCAACGGGAGGTCGCTGCTCGGCTTGTTGTTGCATTGATTTCGAGTGCAAGACTTGCATAATTCGCCGCATCGGATAAATGCGGCTGTCCTTATTTTTTTTTATCACCTTCGCTTGCCGAATTGCCTCGCAAACAGCAACTTACAAGCTTTACCGCGTCGGCAACTTCAATCTCTTCGTCCCAATCGCTCAAAGGCTTGTCGAGACTCCAACCGGTCAAACAAATCGAGACGGCTTCGCGAATCGCTGCCATCTGCTTCTTTGGTTCGGTCGATTCCCTGAAATCGCTGATGAGCCCCAAGACCTGTTCAGTCTTTCGGAACTTCAAGCGGTTCAAGGTAAACTCGATGTCACACCCGTCGATTTTGTCTGTGAATGTATTAGGCTGCATGGTTAAAAGCGATTGAGAATTCTTGATCCGAAGCGTCCACGTTTTTGTTTGCTTGCCATTCAAGTTGATCGGTCATAATGCCGTTTCGCTCGCCCATTGGCTTGGCTACTAGCTGAGCCTTAGGCATTGCGAAGACAAGCGTTGAGGTTGTTGGGCCCGCGATCGTAAACGATAGGCTTCCTTCGGTCATATCGCGGAATTGACTGTATCGGTTTTGAGTGGCAATCAACTTGGATTCTGGATTGCCGGTAATTCGCGGATTGCGATCAGTGATAACAAAGTTATCGACCCCAGCCGCCGAAGTTGAGCATTCCCTAGCGGTAATCACGTTGCCCAGGTCGATCGTTGCCGACTCAAGGCAGATATTCGTCGACGCCCAAGACGTAGCACCGCCTGCAACGCGAAGCGGTAGCGTATTGACATAGTTGATCGAACTTGGAATTGCCGCGTCTGCCTCGTCATCGTAGACCCCTTGGAAGTCGAATTCGACCCGGCCCATTCTACCGGTAGGGAGGACGAACCGGGCATTACCGACCGCCCCGTAAATTCGCCGCCGGACCCCATCAAAGAACCCCGCAATTGTGAGTGTCTTTACGCTGCTCCCCGATGCCGGAACTTCGGTTTTGGGGAAGTAGGTTGCCGTCGAGAGAACTACACCGCAAGCCGGAAGAAAAGTGCTAGCCCATGCCGGAACTGCCGAGCCATCGTAGGCAAGGTCGACCGAGAAGGTAGCCCGGCCAATTCTGGCCCCTGGAATGGATGCTAAGCGACCGAAACCGCCTTGGCCTTGCCGTTCCTCGAAAGGGAACTCCGGGTTAATCATTAGGTCATAAGCATTGACGGTGCAATCCGCTGCCGCAATGGTTTCGGCTGTGCCTACGGTCGATTCGATCTTGGCACCCAAAACGGTCTTTTTACGTAGTAGCATATTTGTCTCTCCCGAGTATGTCGTTTGCGTCCTGTTTGGCTTCTTTGAGCTTGCGGGTCATTATCGATTTAGCCTGAGCCGCGCCGCGATCGAAGGCATCCTTGACGCCCTCGATCTTGGTTGCTTGCAAGTCTCTGAGTTTCTGGATTGGGAATCGAGCCCGTCCGAGCCGCTTGTAAATGTTTTTGCCGAGCTTAGGAATCTTCGGCCCGAAAGCCCCATCGAAGACCATCGCCGGGGTACCTCGAACGAATTCAATCTCGACCCCTTCGACCGTTTGCCGTGCTTTGAATGCCCTAAGCGGTACGGTAAACGTGTCGTCGATTTTCAGTATCGATTCCTTGGCTAGTACGTTGTCGATTATCTTTTCGTCAACGCAAAAAGACCTAAGCTCCTCGACCCTTTCAACGGCCATCGCTGTAACGATTTCTCGCTGAGTTCGCCGCCTTACGTCCCTTGTCGCTTCGTCAATGCGATTACTAAAAGCCTTCTCTAGCCCATCGGCGTAGTTGATTACCCGCTCGGCAGCGAGCTTCGCTTTTTCTTCGTGTGCCTGGATGTCGATTATCATTGCGTCATCGCCTCACTGTCGGATCGTCTTCATCGACTCGATAGGTTACGATCAACTGCATGTTCGCCCCGTCGATACCGCCATCGGACGTAAAGTTGATCTTGGTCCCGAAGGTAGCAAACAAAGCGTTTCCGTCGAACGTGTGCCAGGAGCTAGCCGGGGTACAGATGCACTTGCGAACATCTGACCCAAATTGATTTAGTAGCGTGTCGATTGCGTCTTGGCTTCGCTCTGAGGGCATCAAAACCAGGCGGATATTGAACTGTTGAGCCAACGCAACCGCCGGAGGATTGCCCGGACAAGATAACTCAGGGACTTCGTTTTGAGCTCCCTGGGTAACGATGATCTGGCGATCGATCGGCGTGTAGTTTGCGAATCGAGTAGGTCGCTTTACTTCCTGGACATCGGTTGGGTACGTAGTCGAATCGCCCACCATAGCCGATAGCCTGGATTCCAATTCAACCGCGATGAGTTCGATGATTGCTAGCGACACTCTAAAACTAACATCCCTTCGTCATGCTCAACAAGTCGAACAATAGACCGCCGCTCAACCGGCTCGCCAACTCGGGGGGATAGTCCAATTTGATCCCCGCCGAGGTCTAGCTCTTTGCTCTCGATGCCTTCTGATCCATCATTCGAGACGTAAACCATAAACCGTGGGGTTACTAGGTCTGACGCCTCTGGAAGCTGCAAGGAATCGTCTCGCACAACTACCGCGTTTATTTTCCTCGACCGACCGTTTCTTTTGTAGTAAACGATCGATTCGGCGAAGTCTTGCGGGTTGGCGAAGACGTTCTTGGCATCCTCGATGATGGTATCGCGCAAGCTCATCGATTAGGCTCGCTTGCAAGTTACCTTGAAGTAGTCGACAACAACCGAATCGACGTTGGCACTGGACGATTTTTGCAACTGAACAAGCGGTTGCAATCCCGAGGAGTAGCCACTCATATCGAAGGTGGTTGTCGCGCCGACTCGCTGGCCGTCGATGTAGAACTTGACATCGCTTTTGCCGCCCGTGAAGTCAATCACAAATTCCTTGTACGTGGTCCCAAGGGTTACGCCGCTGGAGATGTCGTCGTTGTCGCGCACCCCGTCGTCGGTTTCCAGGTAAACAAGCGTTGTGCTGCTTGCGCCCTCCATGCGAAACCAAGCATTGGCCGCTACGTCGTTAGCGGTGTCGTTTCGAGCCGAGCCAAGACCGAAGCAAAGGATTGAACCGCTTGTGAAGGTAGCTGCCCCGATCTTCACCCGCATCTCAAGACGTTGAATCAAGTCGATGTCGAAGTCCAGTGCATCATTGAAGTGCAAGCAAACATTTTCGACTTCGCTTGTGGATGCAAGCGTTAGGGTCGCTTCGCTAGTCCCTTTGGAATAGGTCGGAGCGCCGGAGGATGATGTATCATCAACAAGCCAAGCCGTAGCCGGGTCTGCCGAAGTTGGGAAGGTTGCTACCGCCCCGTTGAAGTCATCGTAAAAAATCTGAAAGTCGCGCATGTCGCCCATGTTCTTATGTTCCTGTTTTGTGAATTTTGTTGCCGTCCCAAAAAGCCCCCAAGCAATCGCCCAGGGGCTAGATTTCAATCGACACTACGCACGATTAGCGAAGATGCCGCGATGTTCGATTACCGCTGCTGCGAACGATTGACGCACCGTGTAGATGTACGAATCGTTTCGGATGTTGTAATCAGACTCCAAGACTGGCGATTCTTCGCCGCTCAGGAAGCTGATTTCAACTGTGTCAATCAGGCTGTTGTCGGCCACTGCGTACCAGTTGGTCGAGCTATTGGCATCCAGGTATGGACTTGCAACAACTCGCAACTGCCGAGCACCGCCACGACCGTAAAGGTTCGAGAC